GATAAGCAGAAAGTGCATATCCTCATCTGAGAGGTCAGATACGTCTATCATCTTTTTATGGTCAATGCCTAAAAGATAGTCGGTAGTGACGTGAAAAATATCTGCTAACTGAATGAGTACATCCGGCGAAGGTGTTCTCTCTTGCAATTCGTAGTAAGATACAACAGACTTTGTTATGCTTAACCGCTTGGCTAATTCTGTTTGTGTCATTCCTGCCTCTGTACGCAGAGTTTTTAACTTATCTCCAAAGTTGACCATATCAGCACCTCCGTTCTATTTTAGTTTACAATATAACTGTAAGTATCAGGTCATAAGAAGTATCAATATAGTTGACAAGCGGTAAATAATATGCTAAACTATACTTGTAATATACTATAAAGTGTCCTTGCAGAGGTGGACTACATATACACAAATTTGTAAGCGGATGACAATCTGGCTTTGACCGGTTATGTGTAGAATATGTTCACCATAAAAAGCAATATCATACATTAAATTATTGTCTCATCATATTATATATTGGTTTTAACATCTTCAAAAGTATTTACTTGATGAGATGATATACCCTAAAGGATTTGAGAACTTCCACTACAAAGCAGTGATTCCTACAAGAAACAAATTTATGGTTGACAACGCCTCATATGCTTTATGTTATCAATCACGGCTGGGGCGGTGCGGCAAAGATTTTTACAAGAACGATAAAAAGAACATAAAAACAATAAACATAGGAACATACGGAGGTTGTTAATATGGCACTGGTTAAATGTCCTGAATGTGGCAAAGATAGTGTATCTGATTCCGCTATAAGTTGCCCAGAATGTGGTTATGCAATTCAAGACCATTTTGATAAAATTCGATTAGAAGAACAGCGAATAGCAACAGAAAAAGCAATTCAAGAAAAACAGGAAGCGGAGGCAAAACACCGAAAAGAAACTGAAGGTGAACGTCAAAAAGAAACGATTAAGAGACTGGAAAGCCAAATCAAAAAAAGTTCAAAAGAAGTTGTTAAAAGCGGAATAGGATTGGCTATTTCTTTATCTCTTACAATTCTTTGTTGGTGTTTAAGTAGTCACGGTAGTTTAGGCGTTTTGATTGTAATTTGTGCTATTGCAACCTTTATTAGTGGGGTATTCTTAATATCAAGCATAAATGAAAAAAATACTGCATTAGCTGATTTAGAAAGAGCAAAAAGAGATATAAATGAATATGAATCAAATGTTGATGCGAGGATTAAAGCATATACAGCACAATCAAAAGCCTATGCAACAAAAAATGTAGCAAAACATCCTAAATGTCCTATGTGTGGTAGTTTAAATACTGAAAGAATAGGAACATTAAATAGAGCTGCATCTGTTGCTACGGTTGGACTTGCTTCATCTAAAATAGGAAAACAGTATCAGTGCAAGAATTGTAAGCACAAATGGTAATGCCTATGAAAAGAATAGTTTCATTAGTTGTTGTTATATTGCTGGTTTTATCGGGATGCAGTTCGGAGAGTAATTCAAATTCTTACAATGTTGATTATGATGACCCTGAATCAGTTTATTCAGCAGCACAAACAATGTATAAAAAGCAAGATGTTTATAATGCAAAAATATTGTTTAAATCTATCCCTGAATATAAAGACAGTCAAATCTGTATAAATAAAATAAATTGCCTTATTGACCTTATAGGTAATTATAGTATGTGGAATGGCTCTGACTTTTCGACTAAAGTATATGTAACTCCAAAATATCTGCAAATATCAGGTGACAAGGATTTATATTATTCAGATTATGAAATAGTAGAGTTTCATACAAGCAATGTAAGTTCAGATGACCTATGTATATATTATCCTAAATTCACATCCTCTACTGGTGAGGGATTTATCTTAATAAAAGGGAGCAAAAATATAACTCTCTTTGAAGTGACAAAATATGATGAAAATAAAAATGAATATATACTTGGTGATTTTCATTGGTTAATGTCCGATTCACAAACCGAATAATATAAAATTGGGAGTTGCTTATTTGCAACTCCTTATTTTAGTTATTGGGCTGGCATTCAAATGAATACTGCATCGTGCCGGTATAATCTCCAGGTGTTCCATATGTATCTGCTTGAATTTGAAAATATTTTGTAGCTGTTCCTTGTGCAATGTCAGAGTCATTAAATGAAACAAGAGGATTTTCTCCATTTGCAAGCATATTAGTTTCAATATTCATAAGACTACAGTTTATAGTTTCCATACCATTTGAATGTTTTAGTAATATACCACCGAAATCTTCTGTATTGGTTACATATACATTGACGGAGTAATTACTTTCAATATTGGCATCAGAAATTGTCACCTGCCCACTTTCGCCATTGCGTAAGTCAATCACAGCTGGTATTGAAATATTGTAATGGCTGTAAACGTGTGTTTTGATTTCTGTTTCTCCATTACCAGCTGACAAATCTTCTGCAAATGCAGTTGTTGAAATAGACATCATAAGTGCAAGAGAAACAACAAGTGTGATTACCTTTTTCATAAAATTTACCATCCTTTATATTAGTATGAGTTTATTTCTATTTTTACCTGACCACCATTGAGAATGTTTTTTTCGTCAAGAGTGTAGCAATCATACACTAATCGACAATTACGATATAAACCTCTTTGTAGTTTTTGTTTGAGTGTTATTTGCGTAATGTGTTCTGAAGGTCGAATCAAATCCGATTGCCATATAAGTGTATCATCCGAAAGATAAAGCGTAATCAAAAATAAACAGTTATTTTCATCTGGATTATAAAAATCAACCTTTTGTTCTAACTGCCCTGATTTCATATTTATTCCATTTACACCGGGAATGATGATGGAAGTGTTACTCTCGTTGTTTGATGTAAAATCAAGTGTCTTTGATTCTGTTGTTTCGTTGATATTCGGCGGTGGTTTACCACATTGGCAAGAGCGTAAAAACAGCATTAGAATTAGGATAATAATTAAAGCTGTGACTGCAATGAAAATAATTTGTTTTATCCTTGCATTCTGATTTTTTAGCACTCTCTCACCTCCTCAACGGTCAATAAACTCTTTTTTTATTATAAAAAAACTTGGTTTTGTTAGAAAGGCAAAGTTGGTGTGTTATTTATGTTTTTTCCATCTGTAAAGCGTTTTGTTGTCTGCAACAATACTTTTGGCTTCGCCTGACAAATAATCATCAATCGTGGTTTTTGAATAGTGCTTAAACTTCTGAATGAAATCAGGGATTTCGGTATGTATCTCTCCACAGTTTATACATTTCAAACGCCTTAAATGGAATATGTATGTATTTCCCTCTGAATCTTTGACTTTGCGTTTCCGGCTGTCTCTGACTATAACAGAGGAATTGCAAGTCGGGCAATGTGGTATTTCAAGATTACATATCACATAACCCCTTTTTTATGCCGTATAACGGAATAATGTGTTGTGATAATCATTTGGATTATCCTCCTTAAAATAAAATTATGCGAAAGCTGTATTTTGATACAGTAACGCATATATATTATATATCATATCTTATTTATTTGCAATGATGACAAATTAGCCGTGTAGTTAACCTAAAACTATACGGCTTTATTTATATACAAAATATAAAATTACAATGAAAGGAGCATTTTATTTATGCCCAGACGAACAAAATCAGAACAAACAATAATTGCGGCATTGAAAGATATTACACATTCTGATGCAGAAACTTACTATGTTATTTGGAAATATGCGCCAGAATTATTTAATGTGGAATACAAGACATTTGATGATTTGAAAGCTGCCTATAAAAATATCGGTGATAGAACCGAAGCCAGCTTTGAAAAAGCAGAATTAAAAGAGGATGTTCAAACCGCTATTAAATATCTTTTGAAACGTTTGGACGGCAAAAGAGATATTCGATTACTTAATAAATATTATGAAAAAGCAATGGATGGAGACGTTCAGGCTCTTAAAGCATATATGGAATTTAAGAAAAATTTCTTTGCGGATGACGAAATCAACGAGCTTAAAACTATTTTAGACGGTGCTAATGTAACTGTAAACGATGATGATATAGATAATTTCAAAATGGATTTTTAAGGCGGTGGACTTTATGAATAATAAAGAAAAGTTACGCCGAATAATTGCAGACCCTATTTTGTGGATAGAGGCGTTTGTTAAAATCGTAGATAAAAAAGGAAATTTAGTTCCTTTCAAGTTTAATCCACAGCAAAAATACATAATGAGAAATAAAAACAAATTCAACATTTGCTTAAAGTCAAGGCAGCTTGGTATTACCTCTGTTGCTTTGGCTTTTTCTCTTTATACGGCAATTACAAAACCGAATTCCACTTGTATGATTATGTCTTATTCTCTGGATTCGGCAAATAACATTTTCGAGAAATTAAAGCAAATGTATAATGATTTGCCCGACTGTATTAGGCTTGAAACGATAGCTAATAACAGAAAAGAATTAAAGTTCGTCAATAATAGCCGTATTATCGTATGCACCTGTGGAAGTAAAGACAATGCCCGTGGAGCTACACTTAACTTTGTTCATTTGTCCGAGGTTGGCTTTATGAATGAGTATCTTGATAAACAGTTGACAGCTATTGAACAGGCTATTGTGCCAGATGGTTGTATGATACTTGAGTCAACAGCAAATGGACTTAATAGGTTTTCGGAGTTATGGAACAAATCAGTTTCAGGTGAAACTCCTTTGTGGAAACCGTTTTTCTTCTCTTGGGTACAGGACAAATTGATGTTTGCAGATGAGTATAAGGAATATAAGAGAAGATATAAAAATATTTACGCGGATTTTTTAACTGAAAATGAGCTTGATGAAAAAGAAATTGTACTTAAAAACAAGGGTGCAACACTTGACCAACTGATGTGGAGACGACTAAAAATTTCCAACAGCAGTGAAGAAAAGTTTTGCCAGGAGTTTCCTTCAAATCCGATTGAGGCGTTCATATCCACTGGCTCTAACATATTTAGTGCAGCTATCCTTCAGCAAAGACTTAATAATATTCATTTAACGCAAACAATGACAGTACCTCAAAATCAAATGACCCCTGTTTTGAAGAAAAACAGTAAATACTTAATTGTATGGAAATTACCGATAAAAGGTGCGAGATACTATATAGGTGTTGACACAGGTGAGGGATTAGGCGGAAGCAATGATTACTCTGTAATCTCTGTTATTGATAAGGATGGTTTCCAATGTGCAGAATGGCGCAGCAATAAAGTGAAACCATATGAATTTACTGAAATTGTATATCAAATTGCAGAATTTTATAATAAAGGCTTACTCGTAATTGAAAAGGCATCAGCAGGTCATACGGTAATTGACAGAATTAAAAATGACTATCATTATATCAATATGTATAAGTATAAGGCTTATGACCAGAGAAGCGGAAAAGGCAAACGACAACACGGCTGGAATACCGACAGCAAGAGTAAACCGATGATGATTTCGGATATGCAAGAATATTTTGAGACTGGTCAATGCTTGGTAAACTCTAAAGACCTTTTGCAAGAGATGAAATTATTTCAATATGTTGACGGTCAAATGAAAGCTGCAAGCGGACACGATGATACAGTTATGGCATTTGCTATGGCTTTACAAGGTTTGAAATCAGGACAGTATTACTTCCAAATTGGAAGATGATGCTGTCTTTTTTATTTTAACCCCATTTTTATAAAGAAAGGCTGAAAATAATAATGTTTAATTTTAATAAAATAAAAGAAACAACTCTAAATCAAGAGCCAGGATTAAGGTATTTTAAAAAACAAATCGGCTCATCAGAACACTCCTTCAGACAGAGTAATGTTAATCTTATTCGGAAAAATCTTTTGAGAAATCATAATGTAAGCAAACGATTATCGCACAAGTTTAATTTCAAAGGGAAAGAGTTTGTTCCTGCTGCTATCGTTCTTCAAGGTATGAAAACAGTTGTAAATTTCCATACAGCTTATCTTGTAGGTAATCCAGTTACTCTAACTGGAACTCCTAATGTTGTTGAGAAAATGAATGCGATTTATCGTAGAGGAATTTATTCAAAAGTTGATTGGCAGGTGCTTAATGACCTTATGATTTACGGTAATGCTTTTGAATATGTTTATTTGGATGAAAATAATAATATCCAGTCAAAGGTAATAAGAAATCAGGATGCTTACCCCATTTATGATGATGGACTGAATTATCGCTATTTCGTGGAACATTGGAAAAGTAAGCCAGGTAATGTTGAACATTTCACAATATACTATCCAACGCACGTTGATACATATGTCAACAACAATCTTGTAGAAACTAAAACCAACTTGACAGGTTTGCCGATTCATTACACTACAATGGAGAAGTCATTATATGACCAGTATGGCGATTCATTGATACTTGACCTTATCCCAATCCACGATAAAATTGAAGGATTGTTGAGTAAGTTGGACGATGCTATTACAACACTTTCTTTGAATCCAGTAGGTGTAATTACAGGAGCAAAGATGACAGAAAATGATATGATTGATTCTAATGTTGCCGGTGCCGTTCTCAATCTCGAAGAAGGTAACACTTTTACTTATGCGAATGCTGAAATGGATTACCGTTGCATCAAATACGAGTTAGACCAGCTCTATCAACAGTTTAATCTTGTTGCTGCAATCCCTTCTTCAATTCTCGGTCAAAATAACATTGCAAATGTGTCTGAAAACTCAATGTCAATGGTTTACCAGCTGACTGAAAACAGAGGTAAGCAGAATATGAACTCTCTTGTTGAGGGATTCCGTAAGAGATGGGAATATGTGAGAAAATTGTTAGCTCTTAAAAACATCCCCATTTCTGATGAGGATTTTGACAGCTTAAATGTGTCATTTAACATCAATAAACCAATAGACACAAAACAAAATATGGAAAATATGAAGTTGCAGTTTGATATGGGAGCATTGAGCAAGAGAACCATATTGGAACTCTCACCATATACTACTGATTCAGCACAGGAATTACAAAGACTTGCAGATGAGGGTAAAAGCATTGACGTTAATTCCAAAGCGGAAACGAGCGAACAGAAGAATGAACCACAGTAAGAAATACCCAATATGCAGAGCATTGAATTTACAATTCAATAATCACGATACTTGTCGAAGAAATAAGACAAGTGAAATCTGCGGTTATAGATGCTCGCATTTTGAAACCATAACCACAGAAAACAATATGAATACAATAGAAAATTGTAAAATATTTTAAGGTGTATGTTTCTTAATAAATGTTTTATTAAGAATTATACCCCTTATATTTTTAGTGATAAACTAATCGGACTATTCACCGGAATATCAAGTAATATCGTAACCCCTAAATTGGAGTTACGTAATATCATCAAAATTTAATCGGTGAATAGTTTGATTTCAGCGTGTAACGCTGTCTTAATTATGTTTTGTCTTTACACTTCACATCACCATTGTCCTAATACCTTATGTATTATGATTTATCCCCTTATTTAGATACGGTATTAAGACAATGTGTTGATACATTTTATTATAGGGTGTATATTCCTTAATAAATACTTTATTAGAAAATATACCCCTTATTATTTTTGAATAGATTGTTTTAGATAAAATGCAGTTATGATTGTGCTGTTTTGAAATTGTGAGAAAGTATTGAAGTTAAGGGATTTTAAGAGTGATAACAGAATGTATGTTGATTGACAATGACGAATTTCAAAATATTATGCTTGAAAATTTTCCCCTTTTCGCACTTTTCAAAGTTGGTTTTTGAATCCGAAAAAATATCCCCTTTTTGAAAATATGTAATAACCTTTCTGAATACAGAAAAATCCCATTTAGATGAATAAATTTAACCCCATTTTTGAATTGCTGAAGGTTGAAAATTTATCCCCATTTTCTTCACATATAGGATTTGAATTGACTGTGAGATTTTATATAGCAGAGTGCAGCATTATTCCCTTGTTGGTTTTTCTTATATGGTATGGAGAGTAAAATTATCCCCCATTTCAAACAATGGGAATAAAAAAAGCAAGCCACAGAAAATGTGACTTGCGTATATGTGTATGTGTGTATATATGTTATTTCCGTTTGTTTCTTTGCCTGAGATACCGTTGACGTTCTTTCTGGCTGTTCATTTGTGACAGTGTTTTGATATGTTCGTCTAAGTCATCTATTGGCGGTGCTGGAGGTGTAAAGTGTTTCACTAAGGCGTATATACCCCATACCAGCAGAATAACCACCACTGCAACGAGATACATTTCATCACCTGTACTTTCTCATTATCTTGTCAATTCGCTTGTTGTTATTCTCAAAGACCCTTTTCGTCTTTTCCTGCTCTGACATATTGATGTCATATTTCTGTGACGGTTTGTGTTTGCTAACCAGTGCAGTAATTCCACATACTGCTCCTATTCCCAATAATATTAAAACTGGCATATTCATACCCCCTCTATATTCTATCAGAAAAGTTGCAGAGATTCAACAGCATCTATTTGTTCTTGTTTACTTGAATTGATATAGTATTTCGCTGTTAATTCTACATTGCTATGACCAGCAAGAGACGAGATAGTTTTCAAGTCAACATCTGGATTCTTAGCCATAGCAGTAAAGCATTGATGTCTGAGCATATGAGGATATACATTCTTTCCGAGTGCCTTTTCGCCCAGCTTATTCACTATCTTATATACGGCACTTCTTGTCAATGCTCCACGTTGACCAATGAACAACTTTTGACTTTCTGCATCTGAAGGACGAGCATTCTCTATATAATCCTTTAATGCGTTTCGTGCATCCACATTGAGAGGGATTTCACGGTATTTATTGCCCTTGCCGTTTCGGATGGTAATTTGACCTTTTCGGTCTGATATTTCAATGTCGGTTAATTCGAGATTGCAAAGCTCTGATTCTCTTATACCCGTGTTTAAGAGTAAAACCACGATGGCAATATTAAGCCTATTCTCCGTATTCCGCACATAGCGCAGGAGTTTATATACTTCGTTCTTCTCTAATACTTCTACTTCCGGTTCGGCTGTTCCTTTCTTCTGCTGTACCTTTATAGATGGCATTTCGCCACTATTCGACAGATATTCGGCAAACTTCTGAACGGCTGTCAATTTCGCTTTTATGGTATTCAGTGATTGCCTTTTCGTCTCTGAAAGATACTTCGAGTATTCGGCTGCATCCATCGAAAGTATTCGCCCGGTGAACTGTTCGCCCGTTACCTTTTCCAGCCATTCCACAAACAAGGCTGCATTCTGGGTATATGTGGCGATGGTGTTCGGACTCTTGCCAGCCTCAACCATTGACGAATGAAAACTTGATACAAAATGATTCATAGATTGATAATACCTCCG